TTAAGTTTCTGAATGTATCCGAAGTAAGACCAACTTGAATAGTATTTGTTGATTGATTATGAATAATCGCACCAGGAACAATACCATCAGGAGTTACTTTTCTTGATTGTTCATATCCTAATGCTGTTGGTGTTTTATGCAGATCCTGCACCAAATTAATATCTGTTTGATTCAAAGATGGTGGGATGAAGTAAGAGTTCATCGTAGTTGATGCTGTTCCTACATCAAATAAACTTCTTGCAGCGTAAATATTGATCCCAACTTTTGACAGATATTTACTCCCATTTACTAAGAAACTAGTTGGAATTAATGCACCATTTGTTGTTCCAACTCCCGCTACTACCTCACCAACAGAAGGAACAACTAATAAATTCTCAGTAATTAATGATCCAGCACCAGATTTGATTTGAAAGTCTCCATAATCAACAAATGGAACGACAGGACTAAAATCGTTTGGAATAACTCTATCATCAACATAAACAGATCCGTCAGTTTTATCGGTAAGTACAATTTTTCCAGCAGTATAGAAACCTTGATTTGCCCAAATTGAACCTTCTGCATGACCAATTAATAAAGTTGGTCCTGCTTTAAATGCAGAATCATTTGTAGTTCCTATTCCAACTTTACCACCAAAATATGCCGTAGTGTTGGAGGTTATACTCGCCCCAATGCTGAGATTATTTGCTATATCTAAATTGTTGAAAGTGCTAATACCGATAACAGTATTGAAGTTTTGACTATCTGGCATTGGCAGAGCACTACCATCACCTAAAGTGACCTCATTTGGTCCACCTTGATTTATTGTAAGAACACCTGCAATACTCATATATTCGGTAACTTTAACCGTTCCACCCACTTCAAAATTTTCTGTAAGTGTGGCACCACTACGATTTACTGCTGCCTTTCCATCATAAGTAACTTCAAACTGATTGTCGTTATCATATTTGACAATAAAACCTTCTGTTGTGCCTGTACCAGTCCCTTCATGAAGATTGATACTGACTCCACCAACATCGTAGTTATTAATATCCAAACGTCCTGTGCCTGGTGTATAGAGCAACTGGGCACTACTATTACCTGCACCTACAGATTCACCAATACTTACAGATGAGTTTGTTGTACTCGTAACAACAAGACTTGCTGCAGCAGATTTATTGATTCTCAAATCATCAAAGGTTCCAATACCAACATCGGCATTTGTGATGTTTGCATTCGTGATTGTGCCTGTAGTAATCGTTGATGTTGCCGATTCTGTAGGACCAACAAACTTACTCGCAGTTATAATGCCACTTGTATTTGCACTGAAACTAGATGCTAATGTAGATACAAAACTAACATTATCAGTTCCATCAAAAGATATGACACTTGCTTCTACATCACCACTGATACTAAAATCTCTTGCAGTCTCAAGTTTAGTTGCAGATGCAGCTACACCAGTTACTGCTCCAGTCAGATTTCCAGTCAGATTTCCAACAAATGTAGTTGCGGTAATAATACCACTTGCACGAATACCACCATCGGTGATTCCAACACCAATTCCTGAAGCAGGATTTTCACCTACTTGAAGATGATATTCTGGATTTGTGGTTCCAATACCTACCGACTTAAATGTATGAATTCCTACTCCCTGTGCAATAAATCCAGTTGTAGAAATTGCAACAATGCCAGTTAATCCAGATGCATCACCGACAAACTTTGTTGCGGTAACTATTCCACTTACAGGATCAATATTGATAGATCCTACTTTTAGATCATTATAAAAGTTTGCAGTCTGTGCAACACCTAAGTTTGTTGTTGTAGTAAGACCACTGATTTTTGCATTTCCTATTGCATCAATTACTTCGGTGGGAGTGGATGTTCCAATTCCCACCAGACCATTCGTATCTACAACGAAATTATCATTATCAACTTGTACACCATTCCTAAAATTAAATGACTTCCTAATATTTGTCATTATTATAAGCTTTAGAGTTATTTATCGGATAATTTTTGCTCAAGTGCATCTACTTTGCCAGAGAGTTCTTTAATTGCCTCTACAAGCAGAGGAACAACCTTATGGTAGTCAACTGCAAGGTAACCATTATCTCTCGTTGTAACTGCTTCTGGGAGAACTTTTTCAATCTCTTGTGCAATCAATCCAACATCATTTCCAGACTTATTAGACTTATCATTCCAATCAAATGTATTACCACTAATTGAAACAACTTTTGATAGTGGATCATCGATTGGAGTAATGTTATCCTTCAATCTTTCGTCGGAGGACCAGAATGCTGTAATATCATCAGTTACATTCAAAATACCAGTGATTGTGGTGTTCGTCTGAATTGCAACAAGTGATCCTGCAATAGAACTTATTTTAAGATCACCAGATGAAGTATCAATAGTATTATCATCAGTGACGGCAACTTTGATATTGCCAAATGTTCCACTGGTTCCTACTATTGATACAAAATTAACATCACCATCTACAGTCAGATCTCCTGTAATGTTAGTATTACCACCAACAAAAAGATTCTTACCAATACCAACACCACCATCAACAATTACTGCACCACTTGTAGAACTTGTAGAGTTTGTTACGTCTTTAACCGTTAGTTTATTTGAAAGAGAGAGTTTATTCTTAATTCTAACTTCATTATTGAAAGTAACAGGTCCATCAAACTGAGATAGGATTTGATTTGAATCTCCACCCTCAACAATAATTCTTTCCTTAACAGTAATCTCGTCAAAGATTGCACTCAGACGTGCTGGATCTTCACCAGTAACTGTTGGGATTGGAGTATCGAATGAGGTTTCTTCACCAGTAGAAGAAGACTTCTTGGTATTACCAATGTAGAAGTCACCTCTATTGTTCATACCAGTGTAAACAACAATACCGGCAGATCTTTCTTGAGATTGTGATAAGAATTCTTCTCTTTCTGTAAGTGTTCTTGTCTGGACCTGTGGAAGACCGGTTGAGTAGTTACCAGGACCATATCCAAGATATTCAAATGTATGTCCAGAAGCACGAATGATTGATGGTCTACGGAATTCTACAGGAACTGGATTGATCTTCTTAACTAATGAAGTATCAGAGTGTATTCCAACATTAGATGAAAGAACTCCACGAAGAACATTAAGTTTATCAGTTCCTGTAAGAGTCGATGAAGAAACTCTCATAATCTCATCATCAACTTGGACATAAGTTCCAAGTGGGAATCTTTCTGCAATACCTACACCAGTTGCAGCACCAGAGTTTGGATGAGTAACAGGAATTAGATTTGTACTAATTCCAATAAGACTTCCACCATTATTAATTGTAAGAGTATCTCCGGCAAAGAATGTTAATTGTCTGCCTGCCAAATTTTCTTCACTAGAATCAGAAACACCGGCATTAGATGAGAAATAATGCCTCAATATAAATGTTGGATTTGTTAATTCTGTAGTGGTTTCTGCCTCAAATGAATTTACATCTACTTTTGACTTGACAAGATAGTCACCAATATTGCTATTAGTATTATCAATAACTCTAAATTTATTACCGGCAACTAATCCGTGTGCCACTGAACACGTAAAGGTTGTAATTCCACTGGAGAATGTAGAAGAACTTACTGAGATAGAAGGTCCAGCATTAATAACTATATGTCCTTCTTTGATTGGTGGATCACCAACAGTCTGAGCAATAGCAATTCTATTTGCGGTTGGAACATCGGTAATTCTATAGTATGCATCAGAAATTGTTGCAATACCTGTAACCTGAACTACATCCCCAACATTTGTTGAGATGCCAGAATTTGATACAGTGAGCTCACCATCTTGATTGCCACCCATTGCGGCTTTGTCAAAGAAAAGAGGATTTCCATTTGAATATCCAGATCCAGGTGCTTGAATCTGGAAACTATCAATAGCATTACCAGATACGACAACTGTTGCAGTGGCACCATTCCAAGTTGAATATGTATTTTCATTGTAAAGTTTTACATTATAATATGTCCCATTAGTTCTCGTTCCTGTACCTGCACTCGTAAGTGTTGCAGTTGAAATACCAGCAAATCTGTGATTTCTGTTGAATGTGATGGTCGAAATTCCACTACTTAATGGAAGTATAGAATCAACCGTAAGACCACCAGCAAGTTTTGTTATAAAAGAATCTGCAGATTCTCTTGTAATACTTCCTTTCAAATCACTAGTATTAACATCTCCAATTGGAGAAGAAAGTGCTTTAGATTGTGTTGATCCTGGATTATCATTTGCATTATCCCTATCAGTTTGTGGATAGAGATCTACAACATTTTGTCCATATTCAAGATTAGTAAATTCTGAAGTTACTGCATTATCAGCTTTCAATGCATAGATGTGATAAACACCATCTTGTTGATTCTCAATATATTCATTAATTACTTCATTACGATAAACATAGAAATTACTTTGTAGATCATTTCTTTGGAATCGTGGAAGACTTGTATTTCTTGTACTCGTATCATTATTAAATGATCCTGGATTACCATTAGCATTAGCATAGGTAAAGGACATATTATCTGCACTTACTGTTGCAACAGTAAATGTTCCATTATATCCACTATTTAAAGCACCACTAGTATTATTCGTGTCTGATACATTAGTAATAATAATCTGATCATTAACATCAAGATTATGTGGAAGTTCTGTAATTACAGTTGAATTTCCGGTACTATGACTACATGTCGAAATAAATCTATTATTCCTTTCATACTCAAAGTTATTGAGTCCAATTTCTGTAAAACTTGATTCTGCCGTTGATGTAAAACCAGTTGTGCTAGATTCTTGAATAATAAATCCAGATTCTGGTGTTTTTGCATTTACAAGTTCTTTTGGAATAACAACTCTAAACTTATAAATCTTTTCATCCAAACTTCTATTGTCTGGTGCTCTCTTAACAAAGGTAGGATTGGTTTCTGCACTAATACCTGCAACACCAAGAGTATCTAAAGTAGAGTAAATTCCATTATTACTATTAACTGTAATATACCAACGTTTTTGAGTATCATCGAACTGAACTGGATGTCCTGCTTCTCCTGCACTCTTATCAGTAACTCTGGTTAATACTCTAAGTTGTGTTCCTCCATAGAAGATAATAGAGTTTTGATTATCAGCATCTGTTTTTGTTCTTGCCAGTTGAATTTTTGGTCTATCTGCAACATCAGCAGCATCGGCAAGAGAAATTACGAAATAAACAATATGTGGTTGAATATTTTCGGGATAGTCTGCATTATTACTTAAGAGAATAATTTTTTCACCAGTTTGCAATCCATGATTTAATCCAATGGTCAATTTACTATCAGCAACGGCAGTAACATCAAATTGCTTGACAGATGATGTTACTGCATCCTGCATATAAATGTTTGCTTCACTGGTTCCTGATCCAACATTTACAAATAACTTATCATTTGCTTTTGCTCCAACACGATATCCTTGAGTTAAAACTGGTGGAATACTATCTTGCGATTCAAATCCACGAAGATATAGATGAGTTGAAACTCCAACCGCAGTAGTAATTCCAACATCAACACTTAACCAATCAATATTTTCTTCTACCTCATTTGTTGATCTTGGAGGAATAACATTTGTAATAAATCCCTTATTATCTTTAGCAAATGCTTCTTTTTTAAATCCATCTGCAACTAGAGATAATTGTCCAAAGTTAGAGTTGGAGTTTGTGATTGATGCATCACCACCACTTTCAATAGAGAAGTGTTTGTTATATCCAATCGCAAAAACAGAGACAATCTGTAAAATAGCATCATTTGAAACTCTGATATGAGTTTGTTCCCATCCTTGACGATAAACTGCATCAGGATCTAAATGATAAATTGTATCTGGATTTGTGGATGAAGAACCATTTGATAAATTTGCACCAGTTACTTTAGATATAGGAATCCCCGAATATCCACTGGAAGTTTTATCATATTTTACAAATGCACGATCATCTTTTTGAAGTGAAACTCCTGTAAATTGAGCGACAACCATTGAACGGAAACCGGATGCCTTACTTCCGTCGGCGTGCATTCCGTTCATACCAAAAACAGAACGCAATGAAATATTGAAGATGTATGGAGATGCTCCTGATACAGTATCAGTTTCAATTGTTACTGTTGCTCCAGATGCAGTTCCTGGTGTTGGAAGATTCTTTCTAAATGTTGGAAGGAGATATGTAAAAATTCTTGGATTGGATGGATCAACACTCTGAACTTTTGTTGAAATATTATAATCTGTAGGAGCAACTCCAGTAATCTTAATTGGTGTTCCTACAGTAAGATCATGGTCTACTGTTGTTGTTACTGTAACCTGATTATTTGGTGTTCCACCAGATCCTGCTTCAATATTATTAATTGAGATTGGATCAGATGCAAATGCACCAACAATTTCCCATTCTGGTCTTTGTTTTGCAAATCCATCAGGATCTGCTGGATACTTACTATCAATATTTCTATCTGGACTGCCTGATCCTGTATTATATGCATTGCCAAGTTTGGCATAATACATATCAAGATCAGTAAGATCGTAATCAGTAACCTTATTAACACCATCAGCATACTCAAATGCAGTTAGTTTATGGTGAGAAAAAATTGGTTTTGATTTGTTATTAGTAGAAAAATTATTTGGATCCGTATAAACAGTTCCACTTTCATTTCCATCAAAGAAAGAGAACTGCCAGAAATAACAAGTACCGGTGATTCTAAAAATTGCCGAATAATCACAAGTAGTATCAGTTGGGTTTGGAACATAAAGTGGGCGTAGTTTAGTCTTTCTTAGATCAAGACCAACAATGGATGTTCCTCTAGGAACAATAACACCACCATTTACACTATTAAACTTATAAAGAATATTATCTTCTTGTGTTAAGTCAAAGTTTGTATTTAAATTTAGATCGAGAGTCGAAGATGCCGCAGAATCTGCTCCACTGCGAGAAACAACAGTAGCTGTTCCACTTACATCTTTAATATAAAATCCTGGTCTATTATCAATTACATGCTCACCAGGCATCAAAAGAATGGTTGTTTTTTCAATTGAGTCATTATTATTTCCTTTGACATACGAAAATCTTGCAGACTCTAAAATTGCTCTCTGGATGGTCTTAAAAGGTCTGGCAAGAGAATTACCAGTATTATCAATACTATCAGTAGAGTCTAGATCTGCCGGACTTACATATAAAATACGACCTTCAGTATTTTTGATAAAATTGTCTAATTTATTCAGAGGCATTGTATTTCTGCTTCTATGCTATTTCTATAATTTATTTATCTCA